GTTGATTGTATAGCGGAGTATGAGGGAGAGTTAGCAGTAATAGATTTCAAGACTTCAACTAAGATTAAACCAGAGAAATGGTTGGAGAATTATTTTGTGCAGGAGATGTTCTATGCTGCTGCCTACTATGAGTTGACTGATATACCAGTCACTAAGTTAATCACCATCATGGTTACACCTAATGGTGAGGTAAAAGTGTTTGACAAAAGGAACAAAGGGGATTATATTAAACTTCTAGTCAAGTATATAAAAGAGTTTGTTAGTAACCACACTGGGGCGTAAATTGATGGACAATGAATTAGAAAAGGTTCTTGAGAAGAAATTCTTTTGTCCTACACGTTTTGCTCAAGCAATTGAACAACTTGTACTGGATAATAAAAACATGAATTACATTGATGCTATTGTGCATTTCTGTGATCAGAATAGTATAGACTTGGAATCAGTTCCTAAACTGATACCTAAACCATTGAAGGAAAAGATTAAGTATGAAGCACAGGAACTTAATTTTTTAAAGAGAACATCCAGAGCTAAACTACCTATATTTTAATGATGCCCTTTGATTGCTATAAGATTTATCTTGCACTCAAAAATCATTTTACTAAAGATTCCTATGATTACCATAAGTATAATGGTAGAACCAGAGCAACAGTAGAGACTTTCTATAAGAGAAAGGATAGGTTCTGGTTTGAGAAGATGTGTAGGAAGAAGACAGAAAAGGAAGTAGAAGATTTTTTTGTAGCAAACTTTGTTTCATGCAGTGATCCACAGACCTTATGGATTGGAGACCTGATGAAGAATGGAGACACTAATTATAGGGAGTGGTGTAGGAAAGTACAGTCACTCTCTTATGTTTTCAAGCAGGAAGTAGACTCACATATATCTGGTGGTGATTTTGATAAGTTGTTTTCTATAGAAGGTAGCAGACATCCTCAACTATTAAAGAAACATCTCCAAGGTAATATATCTTTGGAGACTATGTTAATACTGGATAGGATACTAGGATATAAAAATAACTTTGATAATAAACTAGGTGATCCTGTGTGGAAGGTCACGTCTACTAGAATGAAAAAGTATTCTCCCTTCCTAAATATAGATGTATTCCATTACAAAAAAATCCTTAAGGATTTAGTACTTGACACTGCAAGGTGACTCAAGTATACTGGATACACACAAGCCAAATCTCAACAAATACGAGGTAATCTAAATGTCTTTTGATTCTCTAAAGAAGCAATCCAAACTGGGTTCTCTTACTGATAAGTTAGTAAAAGAAGTAGAGAAGATGAACTCTTCTCCAGGTGGAGCAGATGATAGATTCTGGAAAGCAGAACTGGATAAGACTGGCGTAGGGTCAGCAGTTATTCGTTTCTTACCAGCACCTGATGGGGAAGAACTCCCTTGGGTAAAAGTCTATTCACATGCATTCCAAGGACCAGGTGGATGGTACATTGAGAATTCTTTAACCACAGCAGGTGGTAAAGACCCTGTTTCTGACTACAACCGTACTCTATGGAACAGTGGTAATGATGCTGATAAGGATACAGTACGTAAGCAAAAGCGTAAACTATCTTACTACTCAAATGTATATGTGGTAAGAGATCCTCTTCATCCAGAGAATGAGGGTAGAGTATTCCTATTCAAGTATGGTAAGAAAATATTTGATAAGGTTCTGGAAGCAATGCAACCAGAGTTTGATGATGAAACTCCAATCAATCCTTTTGACTTCTGGCAAGGTGCAAACTTCAAGCTGAAGATTGTGAAGAAGGATGGGTTCTGGAATTATGATAAGTCTGAGTTTGACAAGGTAGTACCTTTGTTAGATGATGATGATGCATTGGAAGCAATATGGAAGAAAGAGTATTCACTCTCTGCCATTACTGCTCCTGATCAGTTCAAATCTTATGAAGATTTGGAGAGACGTTTGAAGACTGTCTTGGGTCAGAAACCTGTCCAAGCTCCTAGATTAGATGAAGAAGTTGCTTCTGAATCTGAAGAACCAGTTGCAGTAGCTGCTGCTCCTTCAGGATCTTCTAATGAAGAAGATGAAGCACTCAGTTACTTTCAAAAGTTAGCTGATAGTTGAAATATAATCAGATCTGCTTGACCCTTCTGGTCATAGCAGCATACATTAATCTATTTAAATAGATTACTGATACAGTTTAATATTTTCTCCTTTCTTTAAGGTGTCACTCACATACTGAGCGGCACCTTTTTTATATGGCATGATACTATCCATATCATTAAAGATGACATTAATATAATCTGGTTTTAATACATAGATGTTTCTTTTATCATCTTCTTTCTTTATCTCATACTCATAGTTGGTGACTGCTTGAGTCATCTGTGCTGCTGGAATAGTATTGTATGCATTGCCATCATAGTACTCATAGTAGTATGCATTACCAGTACCAGCAGTTCCCTTAACTGTAAAGGTAACTTGTTCTGTTCCTCCTATTGGTGGTTCTTTATCTGTTGGGATTGCTGGCAAAACATATTTAAATACAATGACAGTATCTCCTATTTGTGTTTGTATTTCTGTGACAGCAAATCTTCCATTGTAAACACCAGAAGATACATTTTGAATTAGAATTTCATCTCCTACAGCAAGATTTTTTATACCATTGTTCATGGATACAGTTGCTATCTTTGATTCAGTGCCAGAGATCTTAGTTATTTTTGTATTGATTGCTTCTATAAAGTTACCATTAGTTCTCCATGTATTAGGAGTTTCTAAACCACTAGGTAATATAACATTCCCTTTTATGTTCTTAACTTCTTTAGTCTCATAGTGATGAATGCCTGAGTGTAATTTATCATAGGTTCCATATTTTTCTAATAAAGTTTCATCTAATGCTGCCTGAGGCATGGGCCATTCTGATTGTATGTTGGTAATGTTATTAGAAAGAAGAACCACCCAATCTAAAGTGGGATCATCATAAACTTTATTAGCTACAGTGTCTGGTCTTTCATCTCCTATGACTTCATACTTAGTGAAGAAGGTTAGGTTTTGAATTATATCATCACGTAATTTACCCCTCTTGAATAAATTTTTTACCTCAATAAAATTTGATATGTCATTGGAACCTGGTGTTCTATTAACATACTCAAGATCTGGGACTTGTCTGAAATAAGGATTGGACATTTTAGAAACCTGTACCTTCTCTACCTTCTGGATCATTCCAGTAGTCATCATTGTATATAGGTGTCATCTCCATGAAACCTAATGACACTTGATATGATGTCATAGAACCATCTCCTTCTCCATCATCACTGTATGTGCTATATGATCCATCAGGAGTATAATCTACATTAAAACTTTTAAGAGCACACATCTTAATGTTATTTAAGAAAGGATGACTTCCTCCATCCTTAAATGTATACTTTAATTTAAATACATTAGGACTCTTGAGAAAGATTCTACTAGCAGATCTCTTAGGAGCCATTGATTTCTTAAAGAATCTAATTATTTGTTTTATTTCTTTTGCTTCTTTAGGTTCTCTAGGTGTAAATCTATATGTGTAATTAAATGATCTAAGTTCTGGTCCATTGAATAATACTTCTACATTATTGTTTATTGCTTGTCCTGTTCCTCTTCCTATTAGGTCTGCACCTACTGCTCTACCTGCAAAGAAAGATTTAATTAAATCAGAATTAAGATCTCCTGCTGCTTGATTTCCTGCTGTAGTAAGTGCATTCATAGCTCCATCAAAATCTAAACCCATTAAAGGCATTGCAACATTAGCTCCCATAATTTGGAGAGGATTTAATTCACTATCAGCCCAGTTGACACTCATTGCTTCTGAAATACTGGGTTGCATTGGAAGACTTACTACTCCCTTTCTAACTTTTTTTCTATCATCTATATCATCTATAATAAATCCTCTTCCACCCCTTCCACTAGGTAAGAATCCAGGTTGATGTTCATAGCATGTGATTTTAAAGTGATCAAAATCATTTGAATCTTTCTGATTGATAGGATACCTTCCTATGAAGAAACCCTCTGGATCTTTTGGATAATTTCCTGGTCTGATTCCACGAACTGCTGCTGCAGCCTTTACAGTTTGCTCAGGTTTTTGTGCTACATTAGTAGAATCAGACCAAGATAAAATATTTTTATTAGCCTGAACAGATTCATCAAATATTGTTTTAGCTACATCTTTATAGACACCCTTATCTATTAATATTCGCTCAGCATATTCTGGAAGATCTGCCTCCCAAGATCCACCTTTAAAAGATGCAAAAGTAATACCAGAGGCATCTTCTACAGTAATATTATTATTATCATAATCCACTTCAAGGGTATCCTTTTTCCCTGATGATTTATTTAAAAATGATTTTCTAGTTTTATTACCTTGACCCATTAGTTTTTATACTTTTAGTTATTTAGTCTTAAAGTTTGCATAAGAAAGTGAACGCATATATTCTATCTCATCATTCTGTATCACATGTAGTCTTCCTACTATCTCATTCCATGTATAGTTCCTTGATGTTCCCCAATGAAAGTTCAGTCCTTGGAACCCCCACCTATCTACAAAGGTAACAGCAACTAGAGGGAACTCATCATAAACACCAGGAGTTTTAGCATTATATACAAAGGTATAATAGTTACCAGCATCAGGAATGATTTCTGTATCACTAAACACCTCCATGATGCTCATCATAATATCATCAGCATCATTTACTTCTTCAATTTGTTCTTGAAGTTCTTCTGTTCTTTCTGACATTATTTGATACCTAATTCATCTTCTGTGATTAATTTGAATTCAATTCTTCTATCTAAACAATACTCTTGTGCTGCTTTCCATTTAGCTTGGTTAATAGCATAGGTAGTAAGTTCATACAGATATGATTTAGTTACTCTAGTTTTTTTCTTTGGTGGTCTAGTTTGCTTCTTTGGTTTCACCTCAACCACATAAGTTTTGATGCTACCATTACTTTCTCTCACCTTCATTAGAAAGTCTGGGAAGTATTTGTGAGGTCTTTTATCTACAGGAGACATGTATGGAATACTTATCTCTTCAGAAGCCCATGCTATAATATTATTATTCAGGTCACAGTATCTACAGAACTTACGTTCCCAACTACTACGACATATTATATTATTATAATTGCCTTGATACTTTTGAGGGTACTTGGGTCTGTACCTACTCTTAATACTTTCAGCCATCTCTTATACATAATATATAATCTAAAATATTTATAGATGGCAGGTGCTAGTCCAGAAAAATTAAGAGTAAGTGATATAAAATCTAGGTTGCTGAATGTAGCTCAGACATCACAATATCGTTTGACTCTATCTGTTCCAGCAGCAGTTAGATCAAAGGTGTCTGATTTAAATG